GGGAGCTTGTTTGACGAAACCGCTTTTGAGCTGGCTCCTATCCCTGATGCAGCTTATACGGTGGAGCTGCATTACTTGCACAAACCAGCTAGTTTGACCGCAGGTTCAGACTCTGGGACAACTATACTTTCAACAGATCACCCAGACGCTTTGCTTTATGGATCCCTTGTCGAGGGCGCTGTATTTCTTAAAGAGTCTGCTGATGTTATTGGTAATTTTGAACTTAGATTTAAAGAGGCAGTGGAACGCATGAGAAATCTATCTAGCGGGAGAGAAACCCGTGACGAATATAGGTACGACCTTTTACGCACTGGCATAAGCTAATGCGTCCAATCAAGTCGCTCAAGGGCAAACGCATTGCGATTGTCGGTTTGGGCAATTCACAAATCGACTACATCATTGGTCGTGAAAATTCTGTCGAATGGGATGAGGTGTGGGGCATCAACGCGGTTGCGACTGTGCTTCAAGTAGACCGTCTTTTCATGATGGATCCAGCAAGTCGGTTTTTAGATACCGACGACGCGGGAGGTCAAACCGAGATTATGCGAAAGACCTTACCCAAGCTTGACATACCGATTTACACATGCGAGCTGGATGCAAGGGTTCCTGCTGCGGTGGAGTACCCGCTTGACGAGGTAATCAACTACAGTAAATGTGCGTACCTGAATAACACCGTTCCATTTGCGATTGCTTTCGCCTATTGGAATCAGGTAGCTGAAATCAACCTGTTTGGTCTTGATTATAGTTACGAACACAATTTGCATTTCGCGGAAGCGGGAAGAGCTTGTGTTGAATTCTGGCTTGCCAAATGTATTGAAAAAAACATCGCGATCGGATGCAGTCAGAGATCAAGCTTGCTCGATCAAAATGTAGTTCTCAGAGACAGACTTTACGGTTATCACAGGTTGGCTGACCCAATGGTCGCTGTTCCGAACAAAGACAAGTGGCTTACTTGCAAGTCTTCTGAGCTGGATCAAAGATTAGCTGAAAACAACTTGGAAATACCTGACAAGCGACCAAAACCTCCAGAGCCTTATCGTGGGTAAACTGACGGATGATAGCTTTTTAAAGCTAGGCGATTTGGAAGTAGCTACCACTACAAACAAAGGCCACGATCCAGAGTTTTGGGCGCATCAATTAACCAACAAAATATGTGGCATTTCAGAGCAAGCTCCAGAACATATTCGCCAACAAGCTTTGGCTTTTAAAGATTATATTTATGAGATAAACTTGGGCGTAATTCGCAATGCGATCATTAGTGATCGAACCACAATTGTGGGATTGTTGAATAAACAAGGCCATCATGATATGGCTAACATTGTGAAGCAATTAGATTGGAATTAGGAGGTGCGCCATCGCTACTACATCTGCCATCTGCACAAGTTTTAAGGTTGAGGCTTTAAAGGGAGTACATAATTTTACTGCCACAACTGGTAACACTTTCAAGCTTGCTCTGTATACGAGCAGCGCAACCATGGGAGCGACCACCACTGCATTCAGCACTAGCCAAGAGGCGAGCGGAACAAATTACACAAGCGGTGGCTCAGCATTAACTTCTGTCACTCCAACGTCAAGCGGCACCACGGCTTTATGCGATTTTTCAGATCTCACATTTGGAACGGCAACCGTAACGGCTCGTTCCTGCATGATCTATAACGACAGCGCATCCGGCGATCCTGCTGTTTGTGTCGTGGACTTCGGTGGCGACAAAACATCCACCGCTGGCAATTTTACGATTGTCTTCCCTGCGGCTAATGCAACAGCCGCAATCATACGACTCGCATGATTAATGCCGTTATCAAATCTCCAGTTCAAGCCGGGAATAGATAAAGAGTCAACTGATTACGGCAACGAAGGCGGGTGGGTCGACGGCAACCTTGTTAGATTCAGAAAAGGCGCTGTCGAAAAAATAGGAGGTTGGGTCAAGTCTGGAACCAATTCGTTTTTGGGATTGGCTAGAGCTTTGCATTCTTGGATTTCTTTAGGTGGCACTCGTTACATTGGTGTCGGCACAACCCTTAAATACTACATTGAAGACGGTCAGGTTTATTACGACATAACCCCCATTCGCGCCACTACTTCTGCTGGCGATGTTACGTTCTCAGCAACTAATGGCTCATCTACAATCACGGTCACCGATACTGGACACGGCGCAGAGAACAATGACTTTGTTACTTTTTCTGGAGCATCAAGTCTAGGCGGCAACGTCACAGCCGCAGTCTTGAATCAAGAATATCAGATCCTTTTGGTCACCAGCGCGAACGCTTACACCATCACAGCGAAGGACACATCTGGTTCGACTGTCACAGCGAATGCCTCAGACTCTGGAAACGGAGGAGGTAGCGTCGTGGGGGCTTATCAAATAAATGTTGGTTTGGATGATTATGTTGCCAGCACAGGTTGGGGTGTAGGCACATGGGGCGCTGGCACATTCGGCTCGTCTTCAGCTTTGTCAGCTAACAATCAACTTCGTTTGTGGACGCACGACAACTTTGGCGAAGACCTTATCATTTGCCCCCGTGGTGCAGGAATTTTCAGATGGAAAGAAGATAACGGGACGAGCGTGAGGGCGCTCGATCTGTCTGGAATAAGTGGCGCCAACTTGGTTCCAACCGTTGGGTTGCAGGTCATCACGAGCGAAACTGACAGGCATCTGGTTGTCTTGGGAGCCGACCCGATTTCAGGGTCTTCAAGAACGGGATCTGTCGATCCCATGCTGGTCGCTTTTAGTGATTCAGAAAACGAACTACAGTTTGAACCATTGTCGACAAACTCTGCCGGATCGGTGAGATTGTCCTCTGGTTCTCTTATCGTTGGCGGGATTAAATCTCGTCAGGAAATATTGATCTGGACCGACACTAGTCTTTACTCAATGAACTTCATTGGACCGCCGCTTACTTTTGCATTGAACTTAATTAACGAGGGCGCTGGATTGATTGGTCCCAAGGCTGCGGTTAATGCACCAAACGGCGTTTACTTTATTTCCAAGAAAGGGTTTTTCTTTTACAACGGCGCGGTGCAGCAATTACCCTGTTCTGTACAAGAGTACGTTTTTAACGATTTAGATTTGAGTCAGGCATTCAAGTGCCATACAGCTCTCAACGCAGCTTTTTCGGAAGTTTGGTTTTTCTACCCCAGCATTGAAGACGACACCGGAGAGGTAAGTCGTTACGCTATTTACAACTACATGGAAAACTCTTGGTCGATAGGAAAGCTGGTTAGATACGCATGGCTTGACGCGGGTATTGAAGACAAGCCGATAGCTGCTGGTCAAGGATCGGGAACCAATTACCTATATGAACATGAAACCGGGTTTAACAACGACACGGACGCGATGCAAAGTGTGTATATCGAGTCAGCAGACATAGACATTGCAGACGGGCAAAATTTTGCTTTTGTCAAAAAGATAATCCCTGATGTGGCTTTCGTCTCAACCGCAGGTACGTCGCAAACGCCAACAATGAACATTGTGGTCAAGCGGAGAAACTATCCATCAGAATCCCTAACAACAGACAGCACAAACCAGATTACCAACTCAACAACTTTTGCTGATGTCAGGACTAGAACCAGACAGGTAGTCATGCGGTTTGAATCAGATGACGATGTGTCTGTTGCGGCTAACAACAAAGATTTTAAGTGGCGTTTGGGAAAAACCAGAATTGATGTGCAGCCTTCGGGTAGAAGATGAGCAAGCTGCTAGAAACCCGTCTACCTTTGGCGGCAGGAGAAAGCACCTCCAGCGATACCTTTAACAGATTGATTCGAGTGCTTGAACTAAACCTTGGAGCTTTCGATCCTGACATCTCTCCGCACTTCACAAACGATGAAATCGACACATTGCAGTTTTCGACCGGTTCTATAATATTTAACACTACTAATGACATTCATCAGGCGTTCGATGGCACACGGTTTAGAAATCTGTATGAACATCAAACTTATCCGACAGGCGTGTCGATGACAGCCTCTGTTGGTTCTGTAACGGTAACCACGAGCTAATATTATGTTGACAGAAAATGTTTCGCTTAGCCAAATGTTAAACAACCTGTTAGGTGAGCAAGAGGCCACAAATCTTATTGCGTCAATGCCTGAGTCTGGAGTTCGCCCAGAAAGAGCTACAGTGCCACAACCCATAGCGTCAAGACCTGAAGAGGTGGTTACCCCTGAAGAAGATCGACAAGCGTTGATCAGCGCATTAGAACACGCAAACGCCTCTGCAAATGCGCCACTGGCTAGAGAAGCGCAGACACTGGCTGCTCAAGGTAGAGGCATGGACACGATGGTGGCTCACGTTGCTCCCGGCGAGGTGGTTCTACCGCCTGAAGTTTTAGAGGACGACGCCTTTACAGACATCTTGGACAGCAAGCTGACCTCGATGGGTTACGATCCAGAAGAAAGAATTGTTGGAGCTGGCCTTGGTCCAGTTAACCCGCAAACCGGATTGCCTGAGTACGGCCTGAAAAAAGCACTGAGAAAAGTTGCCAAGGTTGCTTCTTTCATTCCGGGTCCATGGCAGTCAGTGGCTAACTTAGCTGACAAAGCTTATACGGTTTATGACGTAGCCAAGGGCAGATCAGATCCACTTAGCCTGTTGACGGTAGCTGGTCCATTGAGAACTGGGCCTAGCATCTTGGACAGCTTAGGTGGGATACGCGACATCACCCGCACAGGTCAACCGGGAGCTGGCGGTATTATTGATTTGTTCAGAGGCGAAGACAGCGCGTTTGGCGGTAAAAACATTTTTGAAAATATCCGCAATGTTGGTGCAGTTTCCCAAAGGCTGGGGGACTACGAAGAAATTACAGATCCTAAAACAGGCGCAACAATCGGCCTTCGTAACAAATACACTGGTCTGCC